GCTACCTTTGCATACTGACCAGTACGAGCACCAGGTTTGACTACACAAGTAGTGTGTGTCATTCTTAGTCCACGATTCGTCTGTGCCGATTAAGAGTGCTGTCCGCACAAGCGGTCGCACCTGCTCTCTAAGCCAATCGGCATGGCTTTCGTTACGGTGAACAGGAACGATCTGTCCCTTTCCACCACGAACTAGAACACCGTATTTGAATGTCACAGGATACTCGTGAGTTCCTTTGGCAACCATCGCGGCTGAATACATTGTTGGCTGTACAGCCTGAGATTGTTTATCACGGGCAGAATATTTTCGAGCCGATGTTTTCCAATCCCAAATATCTGTTTCAGTCACACAGTCAATTGTACCCTTACCATAAACGGTGACTTGCTTGTCACCGATTTGGAAACGGTCAAACTCAAAGTGGAACTCTTCTTCAACGCCTGTGACTTTGCCGAGAGTAGGGGCGATTGACTTCTCCCACTCATCGCACAGGTCGTTGGCGTAGTTGAACAGTTCATGGTCTGTGTACTTGACACGTTGGAATGGTTCGCTGAGTAAGCGTTGTAGTTCCTCGTGTGCTACCTCACGGGCGTTGCCCTCGCCTAGCAGGACGCTGGCGATGCCTGCGTGTACTGCTGTGCCAAGGATTGTTGCGTCGTTAGGCATTGACCATTCGGGACGCAGAATACCATTGCGTCCACGCTCGTTGCACATAAGTGCGTCACCAATCCACGACTGACGGACATAAACATCTATCCCGTGATCTCTGTGTTCAATTCTCATTGCTGTTCTCCTCTGTGTTGTTGTACGAATAAGGTTGCTTGATACGGCGACATCGTGACCCCGAACTTGCAGAGCGCATAAACACGCACCGCAACAGGTGGGAAACCTAATTGTACACGATCCACTAGTTCATTGTGTTGTTCGTCTGTCATGAAGTAGATGGTTGTCTTGCGTCGTTGGTTGCGATCAGACTCCGACAGTCTCGCTTGTTTCTGTATGATCACGAACTCGTCGTGGAACATCAGTTGTGCTGTCAGGAACTTGAGTATGCTTGCGTCCGTCCAAGGGACGCATAGGTCAAGGAACTCAGCAATGTGTTCTCCTTGCCAACCATCAACGGGATCAACCAGGATCGGCGTTGGAGTCGTTACGACGACATCGCAGAGACAGTCAATGTCATGAGCGACGACACCGCAGGTGTATACGGGTAATTTTGGGGACATTTCTTTTCCTTTGTTTTGAAACTGGAAAGGTCTTTCCAGTTTGATGGTTACTGTATCGGGCAAGCCTCAGGGCTTGTCCCGATCTAGTGCTTGTGGCTCTCTGACGAGAGCAGTATAACATCATGTCGTTGCGTAAGCGGTGGATCAGGTCGGGGGGGAAACAGAAAAAGCCCCCACCGTCAAGCGGTGGAGGCGTCATCTGCATTGTAAGACCCTGTTTCAGGCTCACTTATTGGGCTTCATCTCCCGTCCTCCCCGTGTGTGCTTGGCACAGATCGGGGGGGCGTTCAATGGTATGTGTGTCACTATTTTGTTATCACACGATGGACACTTCCATGTGATAGCATTAGAATGGCTCATCTTTGTATCCCTTTGGATACCCCTGAATACCTAGTGCGTTCAGGAATGTGCGAGCGTTCCCACCGATGTCATCGTGGTCTATGCCTCGAATGGTCTTGCCTGTCTCAAGTTCTTTGGCGACGACATAGGAGTCTAGCCATTCAATCTTGTAGTCAGCAATGGTCAGGTCATCGTTGAGTAGTACCTCAATGACGGGAATAAATGTGGCTACATATTTCATGTGTACATCACCTGCTTCCCGTACCACGACACAGTCAGGTATGTCATCAGTTGTTCTATGGCACGATCCTGGACATCTTGTGGTGTTGGTTCACCACGATTGTCTGTGGTCATAATGAGTAGTTCATCATTTTTCAATGATGCGAGCCTGCCGACTCGTACCTCAATAGGTGAAACGACCACACCGTCAGCGTCCGTGACCACAGTGATCTCGGGTGCAAAGGTGTGATAGTAAAGTGTGTCAGGGTGCTTAGCCATTGTATTCCTCCCCTAATGCTTCGTGAATACGGACAGCGCAATCCCATAAGGCACTACGATCAGCCTTGGCGGTACGCCCTAGAGGGCTGTCTGCACCATGCTTGTTGATTTTCTGTGTCAGATTGTCAATGGCAATGCCGACAGTTTTGTTGAGTGCCTCAAGTTCTGTGATCGTGAGGTCTAGTGGATATGTTGTTTCAGACATTGTTGTCTCCTTATTTGATTCGCCGTTCGTGGCGTTAGATGAATTATAGTTGTTGTGTTTGTCCATGTGGTGGTCGTACCACAAATCTTTCATTTTTGACATAGTGTCACCACGGCGCTTCGCTAGGGTTACTACTATCGTTAGTCCTGATCTGTCCACGGTTCCACACACTCCACTCAGTTTCAGCCTCACTATGTGCGACGACAGAGATAGACACGCCATTGAGTTGAGTTATGTCTTGGAAATCGGTACGAGTGAACTGACCAGCAAGAGTTGCTTCACGCAAAATTTCTTGCGCTCTCTCCTCTGTTGTGTCCCAAGGAAACTCAATGTCGTAGTTGTCTCTCTCAACCCTGGTGACTTGCATACGGTATTTACGACTACGAGGATCAACGAGTAGTCCCTCTTGGAACATACCATCGAGCATTTCCCAAATGTCGTCTTGCTTGTCAATCTCGTAGTGTTCCATCACCCATTTGAAGAAAGTGTTGATGGCATGAAATTGATTTTTGGTTATACCAGCGTTGTAGTCAATACGGTTATAGAGATTTCTCATCTCGTGTGCTTGAGTCTCAATGGTTTTCATCAAGGTGTCAAGCAACTCCTCGTTCTTTTCTATTTGCTGACGCAAAAGCGCATTCTCAGGATACACACCCCAAATATCAGGGGTGGTATCAGTTGCAGGGACGCATTCGTATGGAAGTGGATTGTTGATTGTCATGATTTTTCCTTTGTTGTTGTTTGTTGGTTGTTATTTTTCGTCAGTATTGACATAGCAGGTGCAGGCTTCAGGATCACTGTCACAAAAGTAGCAAGTGCCACACTCTGTGCAATAATCAACTTCGTCATTGAGCAAGTCAAGTATTGCTGTACTGTGGCAGGAATGACATTCCCATTGCACAATATCAGAAATCTCTGATGAGTCATCAGGGTGAACCCAAGCACCCTCAATGTGATCATACATTAGATCACCGTCAAGCCAGGTGCGTGCAACATATGAGTCAGTGAGTATGTCCTCCTCTGCATAATCATTGAACAAATCCTCATCGTCCCAATGACTACGAATGTTGTACTTCTCGTAATCAGTCATAGATGTGGTCTTGGTCGGATTGTATGTGCCGTACGAACTGTACGAACTGTACGATGGATACCACACAGTTTCTTTGTACGAACTGTTGCTGTACCACACACCATCTTTCCAATGACCTAGATGTTCGTTGATGATATAGAACGGGTTGGCTAACTGTGAACCTGTATTGAGGAACGCAAGTTTAGAACCGCTAGCAAACTTGCTGAGTTCGTCAACACCAGCCTGCGTGTCAAGCAGATCTGCCATATCAAACTGAGGCAACCATTCGGTAGCAAACAAGTTTGTATCAGACTTACCGTTCTCCTCCTTGATAGGCAACATACCGTTATGACCCATCACTAATTCCTCATTGACTTGGAATGGGTGACAGTTATCAATGTTAGTAACACCGTGAGTAGTGATACGCAAGTGAAAGATTGCGTGACCCTTAGGGTAACGATCTCTCATATCGTAGAAGTTACCGATGGTGTCCTCTAGATCCATTGACTTGTATGTATGTATTTTGTTTTTGCCAATGATGGCGAAGCCGAACCCATCAGGGTTGGATTTGCCTGCTCGGCGTAGTGATTTCTTGGACGGGGTTGAGCCACCTTTGGCTAGTATTAGTAAACACATTTTGATGTGTCCTTTCTGTTTGTGATTGGTTGTGATTGGTTGTGGGTTGATAAGGATAAGTCACACGCAACGAGTTGCCATGACAGATGGGAGGTATTCGTATGGCTGTTCTGCAAGCCACATTTTGTATGAGCCCCAAGCGAGGCGACCTGTAGCAACCTCCTTGGCGGTCAGCAACTTTGTGTATGCGTGAACGCTATGGCAGAACTCAAGTACACCCAACACAGTCTCAGGCTTGAGTGAACCCCTGAAGTAACGCAACTCAATGGTGTTACGGTTCTGAAAGTTGAGCGCACTGTAACGATTGTTCTGTGAGCGATTGCCCTTACAGATCTCAACCATGTTGTCATAGGCGTAGTCAGTCGGATCGGTGGTGCGACGGAATGTTGCCCAACGATCAGAGTCACGACCAGCAAACTTCTTGATGATATCCGCATTGTGATAGTGGAACATCTGAAACTTGTACTGATGTGATGCGCCGACAAAAGACTTCTTGCTGATATGAACATGAAGCCCTGCACCGTTGCCCTCAACTGATGACCACGACGACAAAGAATACTTTGACGACAAGTCAGAGATTGCTTCACGAGGTAGTAACAGTTTGTGTGCATCAAGTGTGAACGGATGCGTAACAATTTCGAAGCCACTGATAGTGCCATCATCTTTGTTGTACAAGTATTCGTCAGGTGCTTCATTCATAAGGAAGTCGCTTGCCGCATGAACACGGGAACGATCACGAGCATTGGTTTCTAACTCAAAACCAAACATTGGTTCGTTCTGAATTGCACGAGGCACACCTAAGCCACGAACTAACTGTGACTCAACAACCCAACCAAAGATAGGTGATGGCTTGTATGAATAGGAACGAATGCTATTGTCCGACTCCTGGTTGGCTTGGTTCTCATCGTGATCAGCCCAACAATCCTCACAGAACGGGTCACCATCATTATCGTGATATGCGTAGTCGCAATGAATTACGGTTTCGCAACGATAGCACTCACTATAGTTCTCATCGCAACTATTGCAACGACCAGTTTCTTCGTTAAACAATGCATAATGAAAATGTCCCTCGCAAGTGTCACAATAGAACACTAACTCTTGACCATTGACCGCATCAGTTGAGTAGTGAACCTCATCAGTATCGTGACGATAACCGAATGACATTGTGTCATCGTCCCAACCAACTACGGCATCACGACGATATGTGACCTCCTCGCAACCGTGGTTGTCATCAGTAAGGATCTCGCCTGTGAAATGACACAGAAAGATTTCCTCCTCATTGTCGTCGTGGGTTTCATGGATATTATTTGATTCAGGCATTATGCCCTCCTTGTGATAACCGACACGGTGTTGTGTTCGGTAGTGCGTAGTCGGGTTGCGAACACCGACAAGCCACGCTTGGCTACGCAGAATTGGAAAGGTCTTTCCAATTTCAGAACGGGAAACCCCGCTCCGCCATGTACTCATAGATTGAGTACATATGACTCTCACGAGTACCTGACTCAGTGACAACACACATACGAACATTGCGGTCACCAGCATCGTTAATCGCCAACGCAATATTCACTGCCTCGCCCATTAACTGAGTCTGATCCTCACACTGACCAAACCAAACGAACTTGTCGTCTGCATTCACAGCATGAAGTATCTCGTATGTCTTTGGCAACACACCAAACTTGGCGTTACCAAAACTGTCCTCCAAAATGGTGACAAACATTGTCACCATTGAGCCACCGAGATAATCAGGTGCGTCACGAGAAACGATATACACATCGCTCACACTCAACGCCAATTCCTCAATGGCTTGATGGTTTCTATTTTCTAATGCGATACGCATTTTATTTCCTGCTTTCTGTTGGTTGATTAGATGGATTGACACGCCAATTAGCGCGGTGATAATCACGACGAGTCTCGTACTCACCGACACGCTTGCCTGTTTCGTAAGCGCACCAAATAGCGCCGACAACTAACAGAGTTGCTGTGAGCAAAATGATGTATGCAATAAGCATCACTTCACCTCCAATGTGATCATTGGGCGATTGCCATGCTTGGCAATATGTTCTGCAAGACGAGCCTTACGATCATCTCGTTCCGCAAGAATGTCAGCAACATTCTCACGCCAATCATCAATACGCTTATCAAGCGCACGAGCCTGGTCTTGTATGTCACGCAAAGCGTGAGCAATTTCGTATATGTCCATTATGGTTTCCTTTGCTGTAATAACAAACACGGAATGTGTTTGTAGTGCCTAGACGGGGATCGAACCCGAACAAGTCGCACGCTACTATCTCCCAGCGACTAGGCAAATTGGAAACTACTTTCCAATCTCAGAGGCTAACAGTAGAGAAAGCCTCACCCTTAGCCAACAACTGAATTGCCTTACGAGCACGAGCAGGCAACGCCTTGTACTCTTTCGTAGCCATGATTGCCTCATACGCTTTCGCCTCGGCATTCTTGCGTGTTGGCTTAGCAGGTGCAACAACCTTGCGCTCACCCTTGCCATTGACAGTAGCAAGAACATGATCAATGCCTAACTTGTTGGACAAGAAATAGTCAAGCGTGTAACCCATATCTTGTGCCGTGAGGATCGCACCAACATACTTACGAATGGTATCAACCTCATTCTTTTTGGCAACCTTGCCAGCCGCAACCGCATAAGCGGAACGATTAGGCGTGCCATTCGCCTTAGTGAAATGCTTACGACATTCATCGCCTGCTTTCCACCAGCCTTGCATTGCAATCATCTCACCTTTAGTGATGAGGGTTTCGTGGGATGCGAAATCGCATTTGGTTTTGAGTGTGTTAATTGTAATCTCCTTAGGTAGAAACTGGAAAGGTCTTTCCAATTTGGTTTTGATATGAACAACCAACCATCAACACTAGATGGCTAGTAGTAACAGCGCATTGTTTGTGTTGTTTTCGCAATGGCTGTCACCTATAAAGGCACTAGGAAAAGGGCTGTTTGCCCAGCCTGCACTATTGGGCTGTTTGATGGTGTTCGTGTCGTTGATGAGAGGGGGGGGCACAGTGGGGCGGCGTACATTCACAAGAGAAAGATACATTGAGGCATAGCCAAATCGGGATGGGTGTATATACTGTGGTGACGATGGTCACAGTGCGGGTGTTGTCGTGTTTCTAAGTACGATCCCTGCAGGTCAGAATATGTTTTTAATGTATTTTACGGGCTGGAGTATGCTCGTTGAAGTAGGTGACGCAGTTTTTGAGAACTGCTGTCCCTGCAGAGTAGTTTCCTGTAGCTAGTTCGTAGGTACAAGTGACCCAATAATACTGTTCGTTCTCAGCGACAAGGTAACCTACTGCTGATAGTACGCATGGTTCGTGTTTGGCTCCTGGTTCGTGCCAGTCGTCACCCATGCTGTAGTGATCTTCCCAAAAGATTTCTACTAGTGGTGGTATTTTGGGGGTTTTCTTTTTTACCATTTTACTTTGTCAGCCCAATATGCCGCGGACATTGGTCCTCTAGCAATGTTAGAAGCATGACGTGCCTTAAAGGAGGCACGTTTCTTGCTCATGCGGTCAGATTCCCCTGCTTTAGGTTTCCCTGCTGTCGATGCACCTTGTTCACCAAAGCGTATAGTCTTAACTTGTGACCCTGATTTAGCCACGACAATATGTGACTTCTTAGGATGGTCAGGAGTACGCTTAGGCTTGTTGTAACCTGCTACTCCTGCTCGTGCTAGACGGGGATCTTTACTAGAGGCCATTAGTACTTCTTTGTTTTAGATTGTACCTTCATACCTGACTTAGCAGCCGCTTTCTTAGCGGCAGCCTTACCCTTGGCAGTATAAGGAAATTTTTTGTTTCCTACTTGTGGCATTATTTGCTCCTGTCGTCGCAACTAGTTACTGGTCACTAGATCCGTACCGCCCCTGCGGTAGGTACGGATTACTTGGTGGCCCCTAACCTAAGCGTTACCCGTTACATCCCTAAACAGGTAACGAAGTTGCCTGTATTTTGATGGGACTTGAAGAAAATGTTTTGGATTCGCGCCAAGAAGCGTATATCAGTTGGTTGTGTACACCACCTTCTGAAAGGACACCTGCGTCCAAAGAGAAGTACGCTGACTCTGTTGGGGTCAACATTAGTACTCTTCGCCGTTGGGAAAAGAAAGATGTTTTCCGCAAGGAATGGCAGTCCAAGGTTGATGATGTACAGGGTTCTCCTGAGCGTTCTCAGCGTCTGTTGGACACTCTGTATGAGAAGGCGTTGGGCGGCGACATCAAGGCTGCCCAGTTGTACTTGCAGGCTACAAATAGAATGGCTCCCCCAACCCTTACCGTTAAATCTGAAACAAATATCGGTCAGTTGTCAGACAAGGAACTTGAAGATCTAATTGCTGCTGTTGCTACACAGGAAAAAGAATCTCGCAAACTTCGTGTGGTATGACCGAACTAATTGAATGCCCTGTTTGTGGTGAAGAGTATCCACCACTAGCTTGTAAGTGGCAATGTCCCGCCTGTGGCGAATTGGATGATGAGCCTCTTAAGATGAGGAACAATGGATCTGAATGAACTGCTCAACGAACGTGAGTGGCGTAAATGTAAAGGACCTCAGGACGCCAGTATTGACGACCTCGTGGACGCATTCGAGCACTTCTGTATCAACTATTGGTATATCAAACATCCTGAGCGAGGACGGATACCTTTTGAGATGCGAGAAGCTCAGATTGAAACAATCCGAGCATGGTTGTCTAACCGTTACAGTGTGGTTCTAAAAGCACGTCAGATTGGGTTTTCTACTCTTGGTGCTGCTTACGCGTTTTGGTTGACTTTCTTTTGGCAAGACCGCTTTGTTGTCATGTTGTCTCGTACTGAACGAGAAGCCGCAAAGTTACTACAGAAGTCCAAGTACGGGTTTAAGTTCATTCCTCAGTGGATGAAAGAACGTGGTCCTCAGATTACATCTGATAACCAGTTAAAAATGACTTTTTCGAATGAGTCCGCGATTGAATCATTACCATCGGGTAATGATCCTGCTCGTGGTGAATCCGTGTATCTTGTTATTGTTGACGAGATGGCGTTCCTACCTAACTCTGAAGAGGCGTGGGCTTCTATTGAGCCGATTGCTGACGTTGGTGGTCGTGTTATTTGTTTATCCACAGCCAACGGCTCGGGTAACTTCTTTCATCATTTGTGGACTGGATCACAGACGGGAGCAAACCTTTTTAAAGGTATCTTTTGGCCCTGGTCTGCTGGCGACCGCGACGAGGACTGGTATGAATCCAAATGTAAAACTATGCCTGGTTGGCAGTTGCACCAGGAATACCCTCGCACCCCCGAGGAAGCGTTCATTAAGTCAGGTAACCCTGTCTTTGATATAGATCTATTGGATTCTTTAGAAACTATTGAACCTGCTCGCGGATATTTGCATACTATTTCTAAAAAGAACTGTGATTTCAGAATAGTACCTGAAGGCGAGTTCGCTATTTGGGAATACCCCAAACCCGAAGGCGTTTATGTTGTCGGCGCTGACGTTGCTGAAGGTTTAGTACATGGCGACTATTCTACCGCACATATTATTGAGGCTAGATCGTTAGAAGTTGTAGGACACTGGCATGGTCATATTGAACCTGACCTTTTTGGTGACCTTCTTGCCGAATTAGGCTGGTGGTATAATGGCGCTCTTGTAGGTGTAGAAAATAATAACCACGGTCTAACTACTCTGAAAGCTTTACAACGATATGGTTACAAAAATATTTACCGCACTCGCAGATTACAGCAACGTCGCCCTGAGGCGACTGAGCAACTTGGTTGGCGTACTACGACAGCCACAAAACCTTTGGCTATTGACGAACTTTCTGCTTCTATCCGTGACTCTGAGCTTGCTTTGTTTGATAGCCACACTATTGCAGAATTAAGAACATTCGTCCGTGACCCTAACGGCAAAATGCATGGTTCACCCCATGACGACCGTGTAATGTCCCTGGCTATCACATATCAAATGTTAAAATATGTGTGGTTGCCCGAATATCGTACCGAAGCCCCTATACCTAAATATAGTTTGCATTGGTTTGAACGATTCGTTATGAACGAAGATCAAGGCACAGGAACAATACCTATCGGCGCATATAACACTAGAAACAACAGGTAACGAACCATTCTTAATGTGATGGGATCTATTAACTGCACAGAATGTTCAAAATTGTTCTCCTTTGACGTACTTCCGCGTAGGGGTGCGGTATGTTTCGCATGCCACATAAAAGGCATCCGTCTAGGATTTGCGTATGGTCAAGAGGACTTTCACGGTCCCACTATTAAACAGCGTCAAGATGAGCAAATGAGGCAAGCCACTGCTGCTGGCATTAAAGCCGAACCTATCGGAACCCGTTGGATCTAACATGTATTGGATCACCCCTATTGTCGTCGCACTTATTGGTGGTCCCCTAATGTTGGCTTTAAAAAGGTATGACACTCGCAATACTAGAGAACACGGCGAGAACTATAAAGTTCTTCGCCGCATTGAAGATAAAGTTGACCACATAGATGATCGTTTGGACGATCATGTTGAATACCATTTGAAAGAGGGATTATGAAATATTCAGAATCAGCCAGAAAAGCAGTTGCAACATTCGTGTTTGCCTCAACAGGTATTCTAGTAGGTGGTGCTGTAGGTGGTTTAGAAATTTGGAAAACAGCCCTTTGGACTGGTGTTGGCGCACTCATAAACTTTGTTTATCGTGCTTCTGAAGAATACATTAACACCTACGAAATTGATGAATCATAATAATGGCACGTCAAACGCATCTAGAAACACTCACCAAATATAAGCAGAAGATCGCTACGACAAAGCGGTGGCGTCGTGAAGAAGATTATGATGATCTTTGGCGTCGTCTAATTGACTTGTATCGCGGTAAGCAGTATGAGGACATTTCTCCTGAGGATCGTCTACTTGTTAATATTTCGTTTTCTACGGTAAACGTTATTGCTCCTAGTGTTGCTGTTAACTATCCTAAGATTGCTGTTAATGCTCGTCGTCCTGATGATGCACCTAAGGCTATTATTACTGAGGCTGTTATCAACTATTGGTGGAAGCATTTTAAGGTACGTCCTGAGTTTCGTAGGGCTGTAAAAGACTTTCTTATTGTTGGTCATGGCTGGCTTAAGTGTGGTTATCGCTATGTTGAAGAAGAAGAAATCTCTGAAGAAGGAGATCATTCTGATGCGCAGGTAGAAGGCAATCAGATTACGCCTACTATTATTGTTACTGAGGATCGTCCTTTTGTTGAGCGTGTATCGCCGTTTGATATGTTTGTGGATCCTGACGCTACTTCTATGCAGGATGCTCGTTGGATTGCTCAGCGCATTCGTCGTACTCTTTCTGAAGTTAAGTCAGATAAACGATACTCACGCGCCGCGCGCGAGAGCATTAACGCTACTTCTTGGGGTAAATACAACGAAGATCCTGCAAAGCGCAAGATCCAGGATACCGAAGAAGGATATGTTGAAGTTTGGGAATTCTACGACATTGTTAAAAAGACGATGTCTGTGTTTTGTGATGGTGGGGATCAGTATTTAGTTAAGCCTATGGATATGCCGTATGCTTTTGGTCATCCTTTTGTAATGATTCGCAACTATGACATTCCTGACTATTTTTATCCTATGGGTGATCTTGAGGCTATTGAGCCGCTTCAACGTGAGTTGAATGCGACTCGTACTCAGATGATGAATCACCGTAAACGGTATTCACGGAAATACTTGTACAAGGAATCGGCTTTTGATGCTGATGGTCGTGACGCACTCGAATCGGACTACGACAATGTTATGGTTCCAGTTGCTGGTGACGAGAACCTCGCTAATGTTGTTGCTCCTTTTCCTGCTGTTATGACTCCTCCCGAGTTTTATCGTCAGTCAGACATTATTGAAGGTGACATTCAGACTGTTTCGGGTGTTTCCGAGTATCAACGTGGTGGTGTTCCTGAGATTCGTCGTACAGCGACAGAAGCGGCTATTGTTCAAGATGCTGCTAATGCTCGTGCTGCTGACAAGTTGGCTACGATTGAGGGTGCTATTGCTGAGGTTGCTTTGCGTCTTGTTGGTTTGGCTCAACAGTTTATGACTGGTGAGCAGGTTGCTCGTATTGTCGGTAAAGATGGTGAACCTGTTTGGGTTACTTTTGATGCTGATTATATTGCTGGCGAGTTTGACTTTGAAGTTGAAGCAGGTTCTACTGCACCTAGCAATGAGTCTTTCCGACGACAGATGGCATTGCAACTTGTTGATGCTATGGCCCCGTTTGCTGGTATGGGTATTGTGAACATGCCAGCATTGGCTGGACATGTTCTACAGTTTGGTTTTGGTATTAAGAACCCTGATCAGTTCATTCAAGAAGCCCCGTCACCTATGGCTCCTCCTGAACAGGGTGGTATGCCTCCTGGAGGTGCGCCTATGCCTCCTGAGCAGGGGATGTTACCTCCTGGTGGACAACCTATGCCACCTGAGGGTATGGGTATGCCTCCAAGTAATCTTGGTGCTATGGGTCCTCTACCTCAAGGTCCTGAAGCACTCTCGGGAGTTGATCCTGCGGTGCTCGCGGCTTTGTCGCAGCGTATGGGTATGCAATTACCTAACACTTAATGTAACGCACTATTCCTATATGTAGAGCAACCATGTGGACTCTAAAGGAGAAATAAAGTGTCTGACACTTTTACAAATGACTCAGAATTCGACCCCATTGATGATGGACAAGTTGAAGGGATGGGTGAAGCAGAAGAATTTGATGCACCACTTTTAGATGTTGACGAATACAGTGATCACTATATTACTGTTAAAGTTGATGGAGAAGATGTTCGTGTACCTCTTTCGGAAGCAATTGCTGGTTATTCACGTCAAGCGGATTATACCCGTAAGACTCAAGAACTAGCATCACAGAAGCAGGAACTTCAATGGGCTTCTGCCATTAGGCAGGCATTGGAAAACGACCCTGCTGGAACTATTGATTTGTTGACTAACCATTATGGTGTGACTCGTAAAGAGGCACAGCGTATGGTTGAGGATGACTATTTCATGGATGAATTCCAGCAAGACGACCCAGTGGACAAGCGTCTGCAAGAGATTGATAAGCGCGTAAGTGCTTTCGAGCAGATGCAAGCACAACAGAGGCTTGAAGAGGAAATCCAGCGACTGCAAAACACTTATGGTGAGGACTTTAATCCTCAAGAAGTTGTTGCTGCTGCGCTCGCGCAAGGCAACAGTAATCTTGAAGCTGTCTTTAAGCAGGTAGCTTTTGACCGCGTTAGAACAAAGAAGGCAGAACCTTCTCGTGATACTAAGGCTGTTGAAGGTAAACGTAATGCGTCTGTCGTTTCAGGTGCATCGTCTGCTAAGGCTGGCAAGGATGCAGTCGGCACCGTCCGTTCAATTTCTGATGCCTGGAACTCTGCAAAGAGAACTCACGGCGTCTCCTAACCCTATAAAGGAACTATCATGGCAGGTAATGCTAACTTTGACGCACTTCTATCCACAACGATTGCGAACTATCGCAAGACCCTCACTGACAACGTGTTCACTGCACGTCCTTTGACCTATCATTTGATGGACAAAGGCCGTATCCGCATGTTGAATGGTGGAACTAAGATTGTTGAACCATTGATTTATGGTGAATCATCTACTGTTGCACCTTACAGTGGCTACGACACATTGGCTTTGACTCCTCAAGAAGGAATGTCGGCTGCTGAGTTTGATTGGAAGCAGTACGCTGTTTCTATCGCTATCAGCGGTATTGAAGAAGCCAAGAACAATGGTGAGCAGGCTATCCTTAACCTTCTTGAAGCCAAGATTATGCAGGCTGAAGAATCAATGAAGGAAGGCTTCAACCGTATGTTCTTCGGTAACGGTACTGACACTCTTGGTGCTGGTGGTACTGACAGCGGTAAGTCTTGGAACGGTCTTGGCAACTTGATTGAATCAGGTAACACTGTTGGTGGGATTAACTCGGCTGGTGGTCAGGGTAATGACTGGTGGCGTTCATATGAAGAGAACACTGCTGGTGCTTTGACACTTGCTCAGATGACGACTGCCTATAACACTGTCAGTGTTGGTAACGATCATCCTGACATGGTTCTTACCACTCAGACATTGTTTGAAAAGTATGAGTCGTTGCTTCAACCGCAACTTCGCTACACTGACACTAAGACTGCTGATGCAGGCTTCCAAAACCTCCTTTTCAAGGCTGCTCCTGTTGCTTATGATGTTCACAACACCGCTGGTGTTATGTACTTCTTGAACAGCAAGTACATCAGCCTTGTAGGTCACTCAGACAAGTGGTTCGCTAATACCGAATTCCTTCGTCCTGAGAACATGGATGCTCGCTATGCGCTCATCTTGTGCTACGGTAACCTTACGATTCGTAACCGCGAAAAGCAGGGTAAACTTACGGCTAAGACTGCCTGAGTTTTTCCGACAAGGAATACAGATGACCCACCCTTTGGGGTGGGTCTTTTGTTATTTAAGTAACGATCAATTCATCTTATAGGAATCTATTTTTAGGAGCAATCATGCGAGATAAACCCGTTGGTGGAAAAACCAAAAATCCAGGATCACCTTTAGCCGCTTACCAACGCGATAAGCGTTCAAAGACTTATGGTCCTACTGGCGGAGCGCAACCTACACCTAGTGGTCGTCGGGCAGCAAATACTGGTAAACCTAAAGTGAATCCTGGTTCACCAACAGCAGCCGCTGAACGAGCGTTGCGTGTAAGGCCTAAAAAGAAGGTTACAAAGCCTAATCCTGGTTCTCCAACAGCAGCTGCTGAACGTCAAACACGTTCACGTGCTGCAGGTTCACCTACTGCTGCTGCCGAGCGTGCAGGTAGTCGCGGTCGTACCGCGGCTAACACAGGTCGTCCTAAAGTGAATCCTGGTTCACCAACAGCAGCTGCTGAACGTCAAACACGTTCACGTGCTAATGCAGGTTCACCAACTGCTGCTTACGAGCGTAATAAGCGTTCAAAGACTTATGGTCCCACAGGTGGGGCGCAACCTAAGGCTAATCCTGGGTCACCTAGTGATGCTGCTGCTCGGTCACGAAGCAAGCCCAAGACAGATGCACAATTGATTGCTGAACACAGAAAGTTGCAAGCAAAACTTAAGGGTGTTGACTATAATGCTTTGGGTCGCTATATGGAAGCCAAGAACTATAAAGGTAAAGGCTGGAATACTAGGGCTTTCAAGTAAGTAGGTAACGATTCAGCCTACTAATGATGGCTGGAACACCTATATATTCATACTACGGAGTCTCTGCAAACATAGGCTCACGTCCCTTTGCTACAGCAGACGCTGCTCCCGCGCCAGCAGGCGGTATGCCCTATGCAGGGCATACACGCTGCATGGCTAACGAAGAAACATGTCAAGGCGCACGTGCCAAAGGAACTGATTACTGCATAGGTCATCTACGACAAAAAGAGAAGGAGAAGGCTAATGAACCTGGCTGATATCCGTTCTAAGATTCGTGAGATTGTTGATCTTGACGCACAGGATGTTTCTGACACTCTTTTAACAATGTACATCAAAGATGGTTTTGATCGCATTATTGCTTTGGAACGGCGTTGGCCGTTCTACCAAAAAACGTTTACTATGACCACCACTCCTGGTCAACGTTCGTATGCGATCAACACTATTGGTGATGGCAACTTGCGTGAGATCACTTCTATTGTTGATACCTCTACTGTTGGTAATCGTTTGGAGTATATTAGTTATGATGATGCTGAAGCGGTTTGGGTCGGATCTTATGACCAAGTTCAACGGCCATTGTATTTCACGTTGTGGCAAGACCAAGTGCATTTGTGGCCCAAGCCTGACACAACGTATCCGCTTACTATTCGTGGATATCGTAAGCCTAACAACTGGTCTATTTCAGATGTTACGGAAGTTGACGCAGACGAACGCCTACATCAGTGTCTTGTGTACTATGGGGTGGCGCAAGTGTACCAGTTGCAAGAGGACATTGAACTCGCCTCCTTCTATCGCAAATCATTTGACGAAGCGGTACGATTAACAGCCGAGGATCTTATGCGCCCTTCGTCGCAACGACCTCTCGCTGTTTCTGATGGTGCTCCACATAACTCTCGTCGCTGGTGGCTACAATCACTTGGTAGGACTCTTGGTCAATGAGCCGTTTGTCGTTGCTTCGTACAGACGATTTTACTGGTGGACTTAACCTTCGCGCTGATCCTTTCCAGTTAGGTCGTACTGAATCACCTGATCTACTGAACGTGGATGTTGATCCACGTGGTGGTTTAACTATGCGTGGCGGTATAACTAAATTGAATGCTTCTGCTATTGGAAGTATTGCTAATGGTTCGTTTAGTCCCAAAGCGTTGTACGCTTGGGATAACACTATCCCCCGTCTTTTGTTATCTGCAAATAATGCGGTTTATGATGCTACGACAACAGTGTTTACTTCTTTAGGTATTACTACGACTGCACCTTTTGGTGCGTCGTTTACTGCTTGGTCTGCAAGTACTGAAAGTTTTGCTTATATTGGTACTGGTAGTGCTACTTACAAATGGAATGGTACGACTGCTACTGCATTGAC